CATCAACTACTGACTGGTTAAAGTTAAAACCATTAAGGTTGAAAGCCATAGTGCAGATTCCCATGGAGGTAAGCCATATGCCAACCACGGGGAAAGTACCAAGAAAGAAATGTAGAGCGCGAGAATTATTGAAAGAAGCATATTGAAATATCAATCTCCCAAAGTACCCGTGTGCAGCGACAATATTATATGTCTCTTCATCTTGCCCAAATTTATAACCATAGTTCTGCGATACCTCCTCTGTCGTTTCCTTAATAAGTGAGGAAGTAACAAGAGATCCGTGCATAGCTGCAAAAAGTGCTCCGCCGAATACGCCAGCAACACCAGCCATATGAAAGGGATGCATGAGTATATTATGTTCTGCCTGAAATACGAACATGAAGTTAAAAGTACCGGAGATACCAAGAGGCATACCATCACTGAAACTCCCTTGTCCGAAAGGATAAACTAAGAACACTGCGAGAGCTGCTGATACTGGAGCTGTGTATGCTACAAATATCCATGGTCTCATTCCTAATCGGTAAGATAATTCCCACTGTCTCCCTGCATAAGCAAGTACTCCTATAAGGAAGTGGAAGATAATAAGTTGATATGGTCCGCCGTTATATAACCACTCGTCCAAAGTGCCGGCTTCCCAGATCGGGTAAAAGTGCAATCCTATTGCGTTGGAGCTAGGGACTACTGCTCCAGAGATAATATTGTTTCCGTACATTAACGAGCCGGAAACTGGCTCACGTATGCCATCTATATCTACAGGCGGTGCTGCGATAAAGGCGAGTATAAAGCAAGTAGTAGCAGCTAGTAAGCAAGGAATCATAAGTACTCCAAACCAACCTACATAAAGGCGGTTCTCGGTACTTGTGACCCACTCACAAAACTTCTGCCAGTTAGATGTGCCTTCTCTTGTAAGGGAGATTGCAGCCATTTAAAATACTCCAGGAATTATTTGTCCTGTTGTTGCATAAGCTCCTAGAGCTGCAACTATGCCAAGCATTGCTGCCCAGCCATTAAATCTTTCTGCTTCTGGTGACATTAGTTTTTGTTTTGGTAATAGTTGTATAGGTGGTTCGTACGCATACTCGTTTTCAAGTAGCGTATCTAGATCTTTAGTTTTCATTGATCTAATAATTTTTTATATAGCTCACTTTTCTTTTTGGTATTTTTTTTAATTGTGTTCCAATTTTTACCAAACTCTACGGTCATTTTTGCAAAGTCTTTGTAAGCATTTTTCTTTTTATTACTCATGGTCTATATTCTGGTCCTACTCCAGCTTGAACGCATCTGCCTTTCTTGCTGTCCCACCGGAATCCCGATGGGCATGATTGTTTTCGTTGAGCTTGTGCAGTATCTTTTTTAGGTACTGGAGGTTGTTTAACTGGTGGTCGTAAAGGTGTGTATTCCATAGTTAAAATTGAAGATCTGATCTGTCTAGTTTTTCTACAACTGCTCTTCTATAAGCAGGGTCATTGTCGTAACGAGGGTCACTCATAGCAGCTACAAGTTGAGCCTGTGATTGATAAACATCAGTGTTTGTTTTAGATGGTTTACCTTGTAACATTCTTCCTTCATAGCCAGCATCATTTTGATACTGTGCAACTAATCCATTAACAGCTAACTGTATAGAACCTTTATCACCTGATTGAATTAAATTATCAAAAGAATTTTGTGCATCTTCAGAAAGATTTTTACCAGCCCAAGTCATAAGTTGCTCGTACTGCTTCTCTCCACCAACTGAATTTTTTATTGAATCAATATCAGCTTGATTTAGATCAGAGTTCATGCCATATTCTCTTGCACGACCCTGTAAGTATGCATCTACTACTACTTTAGATAAACCAGCTCCAGTTAATTGGTCATGCATTTCTTGTGGAATTTGACCGTTATTTTTCCAGAACTCTTCACAAATTGGATAAGGATCTACACCTTTTGATTCAAATAAATTACTTAAAGTTTCTCCATAATCTTGAGTTACTGCTTCGTAATTTAATTTTCCATTGTCATATCTATTGTCAGGATCAGACCAATCTTTTTCTTCAGTCTCGTCTTTAGCTTCTACTTCTTGGGTTTCGTCCCCTTGCCCTTCTTGTGATACGCCATCATTATCTCCTAATTTTTTTTGAAGTTCTACGTATGCCTGTTCTAATTCTTCAGCATTCTTATATTTGCCAGCAAGTAATTCACCTTGCTGTTCAGCTAATTGTTCGCCAACCTGTAGGGAATCTTGCTCTTCAGCAGTCAAGCCTTCTTGTTGGGGAGTATCATTTACTGTTAAAGTTTCTGCCATTACTGTTCCATAGGTGGTTGTTCTTCAGGTGCTGCATCAGGTTGCTCTAACATTGCAGGGTTTTTACTTGGGTCCATCATTGGAGCACTAGCAAGTTGACCCATTTGTTTAGTCATTTCCTGAGCTTGCATCATTTGTTGTTTTTGCTGCATTTCTTTCTGTAGCTGTTCTTGACTCTTAATTAGATTTAGAACATCTATACCAGCAGCAGCTGCTAGTCGTTTTATATATTCAGCTGGATCTACATGCTTCATAGTTGCTTCTGGTCCAATAGTTTGAGCCAGTGTTGTTATGAATTGAGTTAGTGATTCTCTATCTTGTCCTCTTCCTAAAGCATTAACCCCAGCAACTATCTGTGGTCTTACTAAGTCTTTAGGAATTTTAGGAATTTGATTATTTCTTTGAAGAATATGTAATGTCCTGTTGAGGTAGGGTATTAAAAATTCTACCGTTAACAAGCTGAATAATCCACCGAGCTGTTTCTCAAGCTCAAGCTGTGTAATTCTTACTTCCTCTGCTGTAGTTCTTTCACTTTGTCTGATCTGTAGAACTAGAAATGCTTCATTGATTCTTCTTTCTAAAGTAGAAATCATTTCAGCAGCTGTTCTAAAGTCAGCAGTTTTTCCAACTTGAACTACTTGTACATCTTCTGCTCTTCCTTGTACAATCGCTCCATTCCCTGCCTGGGCTAGGGTTTTCGGCTTTGTTGTAGAGGATGGGCTGACTAAAAAGACAACCTTTGCAGCAGCTGAACTACCTTCTGTAAGTGCCTGTGATAAACCTTCTAAAGATTTAAGATCCCCAAGGAACTCTTCTACCCTGCCACGACCATAGTCTTCTCCGTCCACGGTATTAAACCTGAGGACAAGCCAAGGATTAGCGTTCTTTGGTGCACTACTTCTAGAGCCAGCAATAATTTTATCGAAAACTTCTTGATGCCATACCCATCGTCCGTTATCTAAACGTACATATGTATAGACTTCAACATCGTCATCATCAGATTTCGTCTCATCAATCCCTGTGTTGGGTTGCTTAGGTCCTTCTAAATCTGCATCAAGAACCTGACGGTTAATAAGTTCCTTTGTGACAATCTCGATTACGTTCCCGTTTCCATCTCTGTTTACAACAAAACGGTTAAGGGGATAGTGCTTGAGACCATCTTTGCCCATAAATATTAATGCATTCCCAGATACAATTAAATGTTTTAAAGCTTGGTTTACTACCACTCTGTCAGTAGAAGCATTAATGTAATCCATTATCATTCTCTCGATCTTGGAGAAAGATAGATCCATTTCACTTCTTACTTCAGGTGGTAGATCTACACCTAACTTGTCATCTCTTATTTGTAATTTAAAGAATGTTGTTTGAGGTGGTAGCAAAGCTAAACCTAGCTTCGCTGATAAATTGACAACAGCTTTAGCTCCAATACTTTGCCAAGGTGTAAATAACCTTTTGTGATTGGGACCATTGATGTCGTCTTTAATTAGATAGGGCAACGTAAGTTCACTACAATCAACTGCGGTGTCAAGGAACTGAGTACGACCATTGGTTAGTCGATTGTACCTTTGTCGCGCTACTATCATGTTCCGGTATTAACTCCTCCGGCTGGATTTGTTTCTGATACTCCTGTATTAACAGCTGCTGCTGCTCCTAAAGCACCAAGACCTTTTTTAGTAGTTTGTTTATCTCTCTTCTGTTTTGCGTTTTGTTGAATCTTAATTGATTCATCTACCTTTTTAGTTTTCTCATCGTCCCCAGCACCTTGTGCAGCTGGTCCGGCAGATTTAATTTGTGGTGCTGCTGTTGGTTTAAATGTGGGTGCGGTTTGTTGGTTTCTTCTACCAATTAATCCTAATTGTTGGGCAGCTGTAGCTACCCCTCCAATTGCTCCCAGAATTGGTATAACTGCTGGTGCACACATTAGATTTCTTCCTCCATTATGGATTTTATGTATTCAATAACGCTGGCTTGACCAGCTCTGTACATGATTGTCTGTACATCTTCTTTGGGATGGATAGGTTTCCATCCAAAATTTTCCTCAAGAGCATTAAGCAACTTGTCCAACCTTTCGTTGTGAAGCTTAAGAGTATTGAGGGAGATTGGTGTTTGCATGTTCAAAAAAAGCTGGCATACGCGCAGCTTTGGTGGCTTTAAATTCTGGAGCTTTACCTTCATACATCAAACGATCACTAGCATCGAGCCAAAATTTTTTGCTCAAATATTGATCGTCATGTATTTGATTTAAAGGTTGCATGATCCAATTGATCGTAGCTTTTCTTAATTTATCCAGGCTCTGACTGGGTTTTAGTCCAAGCTCTGCACAAACAAGACTGTTTGTAGCTACATGTATTTGTTCGTCTCTAGATATATCTGCACTGACAGTTCTTAATCCAGCATCACCATTGAATCTAAAGAAGGGAAGCAAGACAAAAAAGATTGCTCTTTCTATTACTAATGCTTTTAATATTGTGTGATCTGGATGAGCTATCCATGCATCTCTAAGGCGTAGTGCCTCGGCTTCAGCTTTATCATCTACGCCTAATGCGTTAGCGATATATCCGAGTGCTAAGTCGTGGTTGTCCTCATCTTTTATGTTTGATTCCAATAATTCTCTACTCGCCTGAGGAATCTCAGAGAGTGAATCAGATACAAACGCGCCAACTGGACATTCCATGTTGCGTACAGCGAGAGCACGGTACACCGTTTCTTCTGCACCATATTTTAATTTTCCTTTAGTAGTTTGGACCGGTGTCCATTTCCTTTTTCTATTTAATAATTTTTCGTAGGGGTTCATTGTTGACAGTCACAAGCAATTTCATCAGGTTTGTTGCTCATTATTTCTGCCAAGTAATCGTCAACTTCGGACTGCTCTAATGCTGCGTAAGCATCAGACTTATCTTGAGTGTCGCCCATTACTTGTAAAGAATAATAGAGCGAAGTCTGTGGACTTTTCAGCCACTCTTCGATAAATGCTTCATCGTAAGTCACCATGTCGCTCCAACTGTTGAAGCTATAGCCATGAAGCAATCCAGTTCTATCAAGCATAATCATTATCTGATCTGCTACTAATTTATAAGCATCCCAGCCTACCTCGCTGGCTATCTCTACGTTGCCATATTCTACTTGTTCTACCCCAAATTCACCTGAATCCCTGTCAACTGTACGTGCTATAGGAGGTGCGATCTCAGGAGTTGCTGTAAAGCCATGGAGATCTCTACTTCTATAAGAACAACTAGCTGTTGGAGCAATGGCAAATGCTCTAACCATGTTGTTCTCTCTTGCGATGTTAGCTGCGTCTTGTATGCCAAGAAAAAGTTCACGCGCAGCTAACCCTGCGTATCCTTCGTAAGGTTCAGCATTATTAACTGCTTCGAGAGCCTTACCAAACTCGGCATATGTGATGTTGTTATTTGCTAAAAAATTAGCTAGACCTAAAAGTCCGAAGCCAACTTGCCTGTCGACACTTGGCGATAGGTATTCTCCAGACTCGTCAATCCCTGTCCTACCATGAAGCTCACACAACGAGGACATGCCTTCACGGAAACCTGATCGTAGGTCGCCGATACGACAGGCAGACATATTAAGGTGCTGTAAGAGACACGTTCCTCGTGAGGGCAAGTAAACTTCAAGACAGACGTTGGAGTAGATTCGTTTTCCATCATTGTCATATTTTATTTTGTTGAGCCAAACATCTCCTCTTGCAATTCCTCGTAGTATTGCTTCCTTGATTGGAGTTTCTGTATTAGCCCAGAGTTCTGGGGTAAGGTCAACACATCGTTTGACCCATGGGAGTTCGTGCCTTTCGACTTGCACGAAGTCAATAATATCGGGGTGGTTAATATCAAGATGCAGAACGCACGCGCCATTGCGGTACGTCCCACCACGTCTAAGTATTTCATTTAATGTTGAGTAGATTTTTGCGAATGAGACGGGTCCTGACGCAACGAGAGTATCAGGTCCTTTATTTGTTTCCGTTCCTTGGGGTCTAAGTTTCGACAGGTGGACTGCAACGCCTGCTCCAAATCGCAGAGCATGCGACACAAATCTCCAGCTTGCTTCGATTCCATTTGGTCCTTCCATTGAGTCTTCGACTACGAAGATCGTGCATGATACGGGCAGACGGGAGGTGGGGTTTTCAATCCAGCTTTGGACTCGACCAGTCCTAGCTATGATGTTTGGTTCTGTATTCGATTTCATTTTGTAAGTAGTGGACTGCTTTTTTTAAATCTTCTATATGGTTTTCTTTATATCCGGCTCTGCATGTATATTTAATTACGTTTCCGAGGTGGAATCCGAGTCCTTGGTCTCTAATAAAATCCCAAACATCAATGGAACCTCGTTTGTAGTACGAGGGTCCGTGGTCGTTGGTGGTTTCGGCCATTTCTTAATTAAATTTTCTAAACAATTTGATAAGACAAAAGCTTGCTCTTGAAGAGCGATCATCACAGTTGCGATATCTTCTTTCTTTGTCTCAGGTTTTGCAAGTTGAATTTCAAGCTGGCGTAGCTTCAAATCTTGCTGCATCGTCAATTTTGTAATTGGCGGGGGCGGTCCAAAGGATTGGTTCTTTTTTCTCTGAGTCATAATCATCAACAGTTAATATTCGAGCGAGTCTTGCATTCACTAATGCATCCTCTTCAGTCATGCCTTTATCTTCAAAAGTTTCTACAACAGCTTTCCATGTGTAGCCTTTTAATTTAAAGATTTGTTCAGCACGTTTAATTCCAATTCCTGGAACACCGCTGTAACCATCAGTGTTGTCGCCTGCCATTGTTTGTATCAAATGCCATTTAGCACCTTCGTCAGGTGTAATTTCAACTGTTTCTTTAAAGTCATATAACTTGCCAGTTATCTGTCTCATATCTTTGTCTGGAGAGACAATAATATTGTCAGGATATTTAGTAGCGTAGATTCCTAATGAATCGTCAGCTTCAAGACCATCTTTAATAATTACCTTGTAATTTTTTTTAAGTTCATTTATGACCCTTTTAAATCCACAGGGCTTTTTTCTATTTCGATGACCCTTGTATTCCGGTAAAATTTTTTTCCTAAAATTATTAGGGCTTGTAAAAAACAGAATCATTTCATCATAAAAAGGAAATTCGTCCCTAATTCTTTTAAATTCTTTTTCTACACATTTCATGGCTTCACTAAATTGTGAAGTCACTACTATTACATCTTCACCAAAATCTATCTCTGTCTCAGCAGCTGCACAGCATTTATAGACTATATAGTCGCAATCAATTAATAATTTCATATATTTAATGCACGTCAGCCCATGTCATTCCAGCTTTCGCTTCGGCTGCAATAGGACAACGTAATTTGTAATATTCGCCTGATAATTTCGCAGCTTCTTCTAATAAATTCATTAGATTCTTTGCGTCTTCAGGAGGAGTTTCGTACTGCAATTCGTCATGTACGAAGGCAAGTTGTTTAGTGTGAATGTTATGTATAGCGTTATTAGCTATTACCATCCATCTCTTGGCGACTATGCCAGCACCACATTGAAGAAGGTAATTTAATCCTTTGTGCGGGCTATCGACCAGCACCCTTCTTCCGTCACATGCCAAGAGGTAACCGTTAGTAGCCTTATTTGCAACCGCTCCAAGTAACTCGGCGAGTCCTTCGATAGCAGCAACGTAAGCCTTTCTAATCTCTTGTCCCTTTTTACTGGCTTCCTTGGGTTGTAGAGAGTTATCATAACTCAGTCCTAATTTCAGGTTTCCCGCCCCATAAAGAAAGGCATATGTAACAGTCTTAACTTGTCGGCGGGTGATTCCTATTTTGTCAGCGTTAACTTGATGAATATCATCATTAAGTAATATGTCGGCATATCGACCTCCGTCATATCTGCCTAAGTAATGCGCGAGCATTCTTAGTTCAATCCCGCTTAAATCCGCTCCAACCATAGTCATACCAGGGGATGCGGTAAATAGTTCTCTAAATTCTTTATCAGCTGGACACTGCGCTAAATTCGGTTTTCTATGAGCACATCTAAATGTGTTAGTTGAAACCGAGCAGTGGTGATGTATCCGATGCTCACTCGTAACAAGCCTGTTCCATGCGTTCACGCCTTCGGATATCATTCCAAGCTTCTTCTTTATCGTCAAACATTTCGCACATAGACGCGAGAAGGGAATATCTATCTCCATCAATGTAATCTCGTCTATAATTGGTTTCCCAGTCGTGGTGGTCTTGCTCAATTT